GCCAAGCCAAACCTTCCATGCGAGCAGATCACCTGATCGTTGCCCTCCAGAGCCAAGTCAAATGCCGCCAATGGAACCACAGGCCCAATAAATCGGACTATGCCGATTGAATTGTCCATCATAGCAGGCGTTATAATCGCCATGCTGATGCCCTCCTGAGGAAAGAACCCTCGCGCCATCGTGTAGTACTCAGCCGTCTTCCCTCTAGCCTCGTAAGCCATGTAGCCCTCGTAGGTCTGGAAGCCGGGGAACACAATCCGCTTATGCGTCACATTCTCGCACCTCGCCGCATCCAACCTCAGCACCTTCCACCCCTCCCTGCTCTCCCACTCAAAGTCATCCTCACAGTCAATCGATATCCAACCATGCCTCGGCTCGCACCTCTTGCCAAACTCGCTCATCCGATCCTTCGGGTTCGACGCTCCAAAGATCTTAATACGTCCTTTTGCGCCATCCGTATCCGCTGCTGACAGAATATTCTGCAAGCCCTCCCAAACGCCTGCAGGCACTTCCTCAGCCTCATCCAGCACTACGTGCGTCCTACTCATCAATCCCCACTTCGGATGCGGTTTCCCTGCCCTCGGCGCTGGATGGAACCCCCTCAGCGTTCCCGTCCCGCTATCACCCTTCGGCACAGCAACAAGATGAATCCCGTTCTTGTCATCGTCGTTAGCCTGAATCGACTTAACCAAATCCTCTCCGCCTTCATACTCAGGCTTCACCAATGCTGTCCTATAAAAGGTCTTAATGGCAGCAAACACGTTCCGCTGTGCGTGAGCCTCAGTCAGCGATACCACCTTCACGCAAGTGTAGTACGGATCTCGCATCCAATCTAAAAGAAACCATGCCGCCGCATTGAACGTCTTTCCCATTGCCCCTGCCCCTTGAATCAGCAGCTTATCGTAATCAAACAAACAGCGCCAAGTATCCCTAGCTGACGATGGCCTCCAATCGTAAACTGTGCTGCCCCACAAGATCGTCGCCGCTGCCTCAAACTGATCCTTGTCCAATAGATCCTGAACGTACTGAAGCACAATCGCTTTGGCTTGCTTCTCGTCAATTGTCTTCGGCGTATTCGATCCACTCGCTGCGTTCTTCAATATGTGAGCAGCCGCATACAAAATGCCTCTCATCTCATCACGCTCAGCCTCAGCGCGAATCTCATGCGCCAAGTCCAATGTCCTCTTCAGGCTCTTGCTTATGCTAGTTGTTGCCATGCAGCATCACTGGTTCCAAGATCCAATCCAAGTAAGCAGGCGTTTGTTCTCCGTTCCAAGATCCCTCGACGTTGAAACTAAAGTATTCTTCGGCCTCATCTTCATCCATTCCGCTCCTCATCAGAACCTTGATGCACTTGTCGCGATGATAGATTGCAATTGGCTTTCCGAATTGCCTTGCGATCCCTACGAATGCCTCTTCAAAGCCGTCAGCCAACATGATCGGCTCGCCTTTGTGAACAATCTCCATCTCTCTCAGCTTCCTGAGCAGTTGCTTCTTTGTCTTGCAGTTCATTCCTTTAATAAGACTCAACGCTATTAAAGATTGCGTCTACTTCGTTTAACATAAGTTCCGTTGCGTATACTAAAGCGCTATTCAGTTTACACAACGCTAGTACTTGATCGTTTGACCAAGCCAAAGCATTCTTGCTTCATGGTCATACGCGACTTCTGGCAACGATGAGCAGCCAGACATAATCAGCGCGATGGCAACTGCACAGACTGATTGCAGAAAGGACATAGGCTCAAGTCTCCGTTGCTTTCGTTGTGCCATTTGTCTGCGAGCTTGGCCGAAACATAGATCATCAGACAGCAGATAACCATGACAACAAGGAACATAATAGGAGTTATTGTTGGGCCTCTCATTCTAATGAGCTTACTTCTCATACGTCACAGCCTCCTTGAAGTTTCTAAGCAACGTGTCGAGCTTCTCAAGAGCGCCAGCCTCTGATGACGTGATCTGTATCGGCCAATCAGCGTTCTCGCCTGTGTTCGATCTTATAAAGTCATGCAGCGCAATTGCTGCTTTAAGCGCCTCTATCATTTGTCCTCCTTGTTTGCGCTGACCTTTCGCCACTTGCCCAATGGACATTCCTCGGTTGCCATGACTGTCTTGATCTCCATGTTGCAGCCACAGACGTTGCACTTGCCCATGCCGTTGTAGGCTTGATCGTCATACTCAATACAGTACCGACAGAAGTCTAGGCGCTTCTCAATGTCCTGAAGCGAGGCGCGAGGCATACCAGCAGCGACGAACACAGCAGCAGACTTGAAGAAGTTCTTCGCCATCTGTGCCATCGTCGGCCTTGCTGGTACTGGATCGCTCATGCCATTGCATCATCGTATTGGGCATGGGCCTTTAATTCGTCTAGCTCTTTCTTCACAGCGATGAAGGCATCCACTGCGGCCTGAGTCTTGCGCGTGTGCCACTCCAGCAGGCGCTTGGCTTCTGCCAGATCGCGGAATACGTCATTGCGCTGCTGTTCCATGCGCTCAGCCTGTTCGGTCATGCGGATGATTTGGCGTCCCACAGGCGAACCAACCAAGTTCTTCCGCACTGTGTCTGTCTCAGGCGTCATGCTCATGGGCGCTCCTCCTTCTCCAGCAGGCGCTGATACATAGACGCTGCCTTCTCAAACTGTTGCCAGCTTTCCTCTGCGCGTTTGCCTGCAACGTGGAAGAACGTCCTGCAGCATTCCATTGCGTCCTTAAGCCTGAGCTTCAGGTCATAGACTTCCAGCGTTAGGGCCAGTTCTCTGTCGGCACAGCGCTCCAAAGCAGTCTGCAGCTTGGTTGTACTCAGGGGTGAGCCAGTGTTGGGACGCAAACCTTCCCCAAGGTTTTTGTTATGTCGATTTCCAACACTGGCTCGTTTCTTCTTGGTATTGATGGGTTTATGCATATGGGGTATTAATTGATAAGTGATTTGAAGTCAGTATACATGACTGATCTTGTATTGAGTTATAGCGAGGTTATCTGCGTAAAGCCCTGTCTTTGTGCTTGTTGCAAGCATCGATGTATTTGCTCAAGTTTCTCATATCATGCTCAGCGGCCTCCCTCCCCTCAGGGGTATCGGGGTAGGTCTGCTCGTAGCGGGGCATGGGTAGCCCCCTAGATAGCCTAGCCCCCACTGGCCCAAATGGGGTGCATATCGTAAGGCGGATGCTGAGATCACTGCTGTCCACTAGAAGCCTCCAATGCTTTGAATTCCCCGTCGATATAGTCGATTGGCACTAGCTCAGGATCTTCATTCCTATTTGGGGTATTAAAGGTAAGCGTCAGCTTCTGCTCGCCTGTATGCTCATGCTCAATCCGATCTCCGTACCGCTTAGGCGCAAGCCTGCTTGAAACCCACTTGAGCGCATCAACGCGCAACCTTCCGATCTGTGCATCATGCGAGGTGAATGCCTCATCGATGATCATGTCGAAGTACGAGTCTGCCTGCTCGTCTCGCGCCTGTGCGTATTGGGTGCGAAACTCTGGGTACTTTTTAAGCCATCGGAGGACTGTGACTTTGTCAGGGAAGTTATCGTCGCGGCAGATAGAGCGTAAGGATTCGCCAAGGGAGATGCGCTCGCAGATGGCATTGGCGATGTATTCGGAGTAGAGAGATGGCCTTCCGATAGGCTTTGTTAATTGTTTCTTCTTCATGGCTTTGTGACTTCAATATTGACACAATATGGGATGTTGGTATAATGAAACAGGTGTTTGAAATTAATGTGAGTTAGAAGCGGCGGATGTCGATGATGGTTTCTTCTTCCAAGCGCGTTTTGACTTTTTCTTGGACGAACTGGAGTTCGATGCTTTGCGGATCATCATTCGGGATGAGTTGGGCATAGCGGAGTTGATCGATGAGAGGTTTGCAGCCTCCTGCAAAATTGTCCAAGTCGAGGACATGGCACGATCTCCTCGTAATGCACACGATAATGCGAGCGCGGCCTTTTTCTTTTCTTTGAGGAGGACTGACCAGTGTTTGCCGAGCAGGGTGTTCAGCGATGGTGTCAGGTAGCGAGTTAATACTATTCGTAGGTGCGGCGGGAGCTTGGCGGGAATACGATCCATCAGGGTGTTGGTAGTATCCGAGTTTGCGGAGGTCATCGAAGGTCATTTGATTGGGATGAGGTGCATCCCGTAGTTGTTGGGGCCGGGGCGCACGTTGTAGTCAGCAGTGCGGACGAGCGCGTTGCGTTTGAATTTGGAGTAATCGACGTGATGGTGCTGTCGGTTGAAGCGCCAAGTAACGCGAGCAACGTCAGGGTGCAGGCGAGCGAGCATTTCTGATTTTGGGCCTGTTCCTTCATGTGCGTAGAATGCGTCTGTGTTGCCGCCTTTGAGGGTTTGGGTTGTGGCTTTTTCTTGGAGGAATGCGTTGAACTGGCAAGTTACGTAGCTGGATTTGAGCGCTCGTAGTGACAAGTCAGTGTCCTCATTATAGCGGCCTCTCCATCGATATGGGATATTATTTTTGATGAGGAGGCAGGAGTATATGCGCGTATTGAGAACGAATGCGGGGAGGGGTTCTTTGGCTTTGGCGA